AACCTATGTTGTGAAATAGACTTACCCACTAAACCACTTAATTCAGCTGATGATACCGAAGGGGAAATATCATTATGTACTCTTTCTGCAATCAATTGGGGTTTAATTAATGAGCCCTCAGAATTTAAAAGATATTGCAATTTATCTGTCCGTGCTCTCGATGAGCTGCTTGATTATCAGTCTTATCCTGTACCTGCGGCAGAGCATGGGACTATGAATCGTAGACCCCTTGGTATAGGAATTATCAACCTAGCATATTTCTTAGCCAAGAGAGGACTTAAATATGATGAATCTGCATTCGAAGTTGTCGATGAATATGCAGAAGCATGGTCATATTATTTAATTAAAGCCTCTGCTGAACTGGCAAAAGAAAAGGGTAAAATACCTTTAAATAATGAAACAAAATACGCCAGTGGAGTACTACCAATTGATACATATAAGAGTGCGATAGATAATTTAATAGAGCATAGAGAAAGGAAAAAGTGGAACGAGCTGAGAACTCAACTCAAAGACACTGGAATCCGTAATTCTACTCTCATGGCATTAATGCCGGCAGAAACATCCGCACAAATTTCTAATAGCACGAATGGTATTGAACCACCTCGTGCCTTGGTATCCTATAAACAAAGTAAGGACGGGGTTCTTGCACAAGTTGTTCCAGGCTACCACCACTTGAAAAACAAGTATGACTTGTTATGGGACCAAGAAAGCCCTGATGGTTATTTAAAAATTTGTGCAATCTTACAGAAATATATTGATCAAGGCATTTCTGTAAACACATCATATAACCCAGAGAAGTTTGAGGACAATAAAATACCTATGTCCGTAATGCTTTCTGACTTGGTTACTGCTTATAAATATGGTTTGAAGCAACTATACTACTTTAATACATATGATGGTTCTGGAGAAATTAAAGAAGAATTACCAGAACTTGATCAAACAGAGTACGATGAAGAAGATTGCGAGAGTTGTAAAATTTGACAAAAAAGAAAGAAAGAATACCACTAAAGGGTGGTTCAGAATGGGATGCTTTAACAAGTGCTAGAAAGTATTATTGCTATTTAGCTAGAGCTGGTGTTGCAAAGAGCATTAAAAAGAAATATAATAAAAGATTTAGACAAAAAGGAAAAGTGAATGGCAGTATTGAAGAAGAATAAAAAATCTCATTTAACTAAAAATTTATTCTTAGATGAATCTGTAGATATTCAGAGATTTGATGAAGTAAAATACCCACAAATTGAAAAAATCACAGAAAAGCAATTAGGATTCTTTTGGAGGCCCGAAGAGGTAGATATTTCAAAAGATAAAAAGGACTTTAACGGACTAACAGATCATGAAAAGCATATTTTCACTTCTAATCTCAAGAGGCAAATACTACTGGACTCGGTTCAGGGTAGAGCTCCCAATTTGGCATTCTTACCTATTGCAAGTTTACCAGAGCTTGAAAACTGGATCGAAACTTGGAGTTTCTTCGAGACTATTCATAGCAGATCTTATACTCATATTATTAGGAATGTTTACGCTGACCCTTCTATTGTATTTGATGGTATGCTAGATGTAAAAGAAATTCTAGATTGTGGTAATGATATTGCAAAGTATTATGATGATTTAATTGATTGTAATAATAGTGCTACTAATAGAATGGACCATAAAACATCACTATATATGTGCATGATGAGCGCAAATGCTCTAGAAGGTATTCGGTTTTATGTATCATTTGCCTGTAGTTGGGCATTTGCTGAACTAAAGAAAATGGAAGGTAATGCAAAAATTATTAAATTTATTGCTCGTGATGAAAATACACACCTTGCTGGTACTACTACCATTATCAAGAAAATGCTTCAGGAAGATAATGACTTTGTAAAAATTGCAAAGAAAATGGAACCTGAAGTAATTAAACTATTCACTAATGTTATTGAACAAGAAAAAGAATGGGCCAGATACTTATTTAAAGATGGCTCTATGATTGGACTCAATCAGGCAATCTTGGAAGAATATATTGAGTGGATTGGTTGCAAAAGAATGAGAGCATTAGGTCTTCATTGCCCCTATACAGTTCCTCAAGCAAACCCATTACCCTGGACACAAAAGTGGATAGGGGGTGGTGATGTACAAGTCGCTCCACAAGAAACTGAAATCACATCTTATGTTACAGGTGGAGTAAAGAAAGATGTTGACGCATCTACATTATCAGGTTTATCATTATGATATATACACCATGGTTTACAAAACCTGAAAAAATATTACAAGTGGTTAATCTATCACCCAATGAAAGTATAGTAGAAAAATTAACAGAAATGCATCCAATGAGGCAGGTATTCTGGGCCAGTATTATACAGTTAGCTGTATTCGGGTTTATGTTACTGTCATTTTGGGTAATTAATGGAGTAGTAAATTGATAGCAGAAATATATGGAAAAGAACAATGCCCTTTTTGTGACATGGCCAAAGTTTTGTGTACACAGAAAGAGATCCAATTTGAATATAAACAATTGGGCAAAGATTTTACAAGAGAAGAAATGATAGAAAAATTCCCAACAGCAAGAACATTTCCCCAAATTATTTTAAATGGAGAAAAAATCGGCGGTTACGAGCAGTTAAAACAACAAGTAAGTTAGGAGATTAAATGTTCACTTATCAGCTAGAATGCGAAAGTTGTTTTTTGTCTTGTGAGATTATTTTTGAGGGTGATATACCAGAAATAATACATTGCCCACATTGTGGCGAACCACAAGAATCCGATGAAAGATTCGGCGAACTAGATTTTGATGAATAAATAAGAGTATGACATGGCGATATCAAGGCAGAGAATACGACTTGCCAGAAGGGCAAGATCCCAAAGAACTATATGGTTTTGTTTATCTGATAACGAACCGAGCTACGGGTCAGAAGTACGTGGGGAAGAAGTTCTTTTGGTCCAAGAAAACACTACCAATAACCAAGACTCGCAAGAGAAGAAAAAGACTTCTAGTTGAAAGTGACTGGAAGAATTACTATGGGTCAAATAAACATTTGGTAGAAGATGTAGAGAAAATGGGCGAAGAGATGTTCCATAGAGACATATTACATTTGTGTAAAACACGCGGAGAATGTGCTTATATGGAAGCTAAAGAACAGTTTGATCGAGGGGTGTTATTAACCGATGATTATTATAACGGTATTATACAGATTAAACTCGGTGGAAACGCAATAAAAAATTTAAAATAGGGGTTTACAAATGCCTAAAAGTGTGTTATAATATACCTATTATGGGAAAATTAATAGACTTTGCAACTGGGAAAGAGATCGAAAGGCCTCTTGATCAAGATGAACTACTAAATGACTTACTAGATGGTTGTATACAAACCGCTCAACATCTTGTAGCTTGTATTGAAGAAGAAATAACTGCTTTATCCTCTGAGGAAGATATTGGTTGGTTACAGGGATTTAATATGAGAAAGGAACAATATGGTGAAGCTAGAGATATGCACGTAATAGTAAATTTAATACATGCAACATTTGTGAGGTTTCTTGGTTTAGAACATGAATTACAGAAAGATATGGATAATATCTATGTCAAATTGAAAACACTTGAGGCCAGAAAAAAGATGGATACAGATAATGATATTACTTGATTACAGTCAAATTGCACTTAGCAATATTTTTATTCAGAAACTGAATGAAGAAAACATGATTAGGCATATGATACTTAACAGCATTCGTATGTACAATAAACGATACAGAGACGAATATGGCCAGATGGTTATATGTGTCGATAGTGGAAACAGCTGGCGTAAAGAATTATATCCCCATTATAAAGCCAATCGTAAGAAAAACAGAGACAATAATAGTGATCAAGATTGGCCAGAGATTTTCCGAATCTTAACAATGGTTCGAGAAGAAATTCAGCAAAACCTACCTTATAAAGTTATTCAAATTGATACCTGTGAAGCAGATGATATTATTGCTACACTTGCATTGCAAACACAAGAGTTCGGACAACACGAACCAGTAATGATTGTATCTTCTGATAAAGACTTTATTCAACTGCAGAGATATAAAAATGTTAAACAATTTTCTCCAATTCAAAAGAAAATGGTTACGGACAAGAACCCACTTACATATATGTGGAATCATATTATGCGTGGCGATGCTGGAGACGGCGTCCCGAATATATTATCCGCAGATGATACATTTGTCACAGACGCAAAACAGACACCGCTCAGGCAGACCAGAATTGATGAATGGATTACCAACTCTGATAATTTGAGAGAAGTAATGCCACAAGAGATTTTTAGAAATTACCAAAGGAATAAAAAGTTAATTGATTTGACTGAAGTTCCTGAGGAACTAAAAAGCCAAATCCTAACAACTTATGAAGAACAGAAAGTTCCAATGAAGATGAAGGTTTTGAATTATTTAATTAAAAAAAGATGCAATCATTTGATTGATGTAACAGAGGAATTTTACAATGGATAAACCAGTAATAAAAGTATTAAGAGAGACATCTAGGCTCAAAACTAGAGAAGAAAGAATTGCCAACTTGCAGAAGCATGAAAGTGGCTTATTAAAAGATATCATCAGAATGAATTTTGATGATGCAGTAGTGTGTATTTTACCAGAAGGCCTACCAGATGTAGAGCTAGATAAGAAAGGTAAAACCACACTTGAAGAACACTATGATGATTTTAGATATTTTTTCAAAACTCAATGGTCAGACCAAATCAAAAATTTTGAAAGACAAAACAAATTTCTTCAGCTATTGCAGAGTGTATCTGCAGGTGAAGCTGAAATGCTATGTAAAGCGAAAGATAAGAAAATGAAATACGTAGGCATCACCAAACCACTATGCCAGGATGCATTTCCCGGTTTAATAGTGAAGTAGGATATATTATGATAGTAATAAAGCTCATAACTAACATAAGGAACGCATTTATGAATTGTCAAGAAATTGAACGCTTAAAAAGAGATCGTAATGAGACTGTGAACTATCGTAGAAAACTATTGAAGAAGGGCAAAGAAGTCCTTGCCTATAAAATGCAAAAGAAGGTAGATTATATTACCGAAACAATTAAATTTATGCAGGCCGCTGGAGGTTAATTAAATTAGTAAGCCCCTAGTTTTTTTAAAATTAGGGGTTTACAACTCTTGCTTTATGTGATATAATACATATTATGAATATATTTGTACTAGACAATGATCCAATAATCGCAGCACAGCTGCAGTGCGACAAACACGTAGTTAAAATGATTGTCGAATCTGCCCAGATGCTATCAACTGTTCACCGAATGCTAGACGGTACAGAACTAAGAAAGCCCTCCAAATCTGGCAAGACACAGGTTAAATATTACCAATTGTCTGACAATAGAGAGGATATATTATATAAGGCAGTGCACTTTAATCACCCATGCACAGTATGGTCAAGAGAAAGTTGCTGCAATTATTCTTGGCACTATGATCATTTTATTGCACTCTGCGACGAGTATAAATATAGGTATGGTAAGACACATTCAACTGATACAAAATTGAGAAAGATACTAAAAACACTTCCAACCAATATCAATCGAAATGGTGGTATGACTCCATTTAAACTAGCAATGAAATCTAATCCCGAATGCGTTGTTCATGGATTGGGTGGAACAGATGCAGTAAAATCATACCAAAAGTTTTACAAAACAAAGCAAGAAAGGTTCAGTATGGTCTGGACCAAACGTAACATACCGGAGTGGTTTATTAATGCTATATGATTTTGAAAATATAAAAACAGGTGAGGTTAAGGAATATTCCATGCGCCTTGCTGATTATGATGAATTTGTTAAAAATAATCCCCATCTAAAACGAGTAATGTTAAAAGCACCCCAGACTATTTCTGGAACTGGTAGTGTTGTTTCCAAGACCGATGACGGATGGAAAGAAGTTCAACAAAAAATAAAAGCGGGTTTACCCCCTAGCCTCAGAGACAC